GGGCCAAGCCTGCCAGGTCGGCGCGGGTCGGCAGGTCCGCGACCTGGCTCGACGTCGCGTACCCCGCGAGCTCGGCCTTGGTGGCGAGGTCCGCGAGGTCGGTGCGCTTGGCGTACTCGGCGAGGTCAATCTTGCCGCCCGCCGCGGCCTTAGCGACCTCGGCCTTGGTGGCCAGCCCCTCGAGGTCCGCCCTCGTCGCGAGGGGGGCGATCGCGAGCGCGATCGCCCTGTCAGCGCCCTTTTTCGTGTAGAGCACCGTATTTGCCATGATTAGCCTCCGATCGTGATTGTGTCTCCGTCGCCGGAGACGACGCCGCTGATGGTCGCGGTATCCCCGTCGCCGGAGATCTCCACGCCCGGCACCGGAGGCGGTGTGGGCGTCGGGATCTGGTCGCCCGAGAACACACTTTCGAGCGAGTAGATGACGCCTGGTTTGAGGGTGACGGTCGCTTCCCGCAGCGTCCGCCCCGGCACGGCTAGGCGCAGGCGCACTCGCGTCTCCGACTTGATGTCGAGCGGCAGGGCGATCCTGCCACTCAGGTCCGCGCCCCTGGCGACAGGCCCACCCGCCAGGATCGCGGTCGTCTCCCCGCTCGGGAGCACGAGCGTCGCCGTCAGGTACGCAGTAGACTCCGGCGCTCTGTCCAGGCGCGTCACGGCTCCGGTTACTGTTGCCGTCATTTCTCCGTCTCCTCCTGTGCCTGCATGGCCGTGCGCAGCAGATCATGCTCTGTGCGCGCCGCTTTCTCGATACTAGTTATGCGGGCGCCGATGTCGGCCGCATCCCTGTCCTGACGCTCAGTGATCTGCGCGAGGACCTGGCCGTGAGCGTCGAGGACCTGGCCGTGAGCGTCGAGGGCACTCATGATCGACCCCTGCGCCGCCTCGATCCGTAGGACAGCGTCCTTTACGCTTCCCCCGTGATTGGGCGTCACCTCATGGCGTACTGTCTGCAGGGCTTCCTCGAGCGCGCCTAGACGCGCGTCGATACCTCCCGCAATGGCTTCGAGCTGGGCGGTTGTCTCAGTATGGATTCGTTCAGCACGCGCTTTCCCGACCTGCTCGCGGGCGAGCTCGGCGTCTGCTTTCGCTTTTTCGCGGCCCCAGTGCAGGCCGGTAAGGACGCTCGCGGCGGTGACGAGGCCCCCCAGCGCGGCCCCGGTGGCACTCACCACCGCCGCGAGTTCCCCTGGGCTCACTCGTACGTGCCTCCGCTGGCCCCGGCCAGCTCCTCCAGAGACTGACCGCCGGGGGTCATGACCCCGACCCAGTCCAGGAGGCTCGCGCCGTTGATCTTCACAGCGGAGAGGACCTGGTACACGGACCAGGCCGTGCCGAGAAATACCGTCGCCTGGGAGGTCAGCAGTTGCCAGGTGGCCGGATAGGATCCAGAGATCCAAACTCCGACGGTGACAACGCCTGCGACGATCGCGAGGAGAGCGACGCGGCGGGCACGCGTCCACCACGGTCGGTCCAGCGCCGCCTGAATGATCGGCCAGATCAGGCCGATCACCACGGTGGTGATGAACGGATCAGACTGCAGTCCGAGGAGAAGGCCGTTCACGGTCAGCCCTCCTTCGCGGCGTCGGCGAACACGCTGCGGACGGCCTCCTCGGCCGCGTCTCGCACCTGCTCCGGCGTCAGACCAGCCGCGCCCGCCGACGTGAGCGCCGACAGCAGCGGCGGCACAATCGCCGGAGCCAGAGACTCGGCCAGCTTCGCCGGGTCGATACTGCCGACGGTCGCAGCGACCTCGGCGACGAGCCGCGCACGGCGAGCCGACGCGTCGGACGCGATCCCGGCGATATCGCCGTCATCCAAGCTCACCTCGTACTCGTTGACGAGGCCATACGCCTTGACAAGATCACGCCATACTTTTGCACTGCCAATGGCGATCACGTCGGTGGGCGTGATCGCATAGATGGTTCCGGTCTGGGCGCTTCGGACAAAATGCATTTCTTCCTCCTGATAGGACATTGCTTCGGGTGCGGAGGGCGCGCCGGATTGGATGGCGCGAGCCCGTGCGTCGAGTTCGATAAGACGCGCTTCCCACCTGCCAGGGCAGGCAGTCTGGTAATGGTCTTGATGACCGGATAGTGGCAGGTCACCCCACTCATCACGGATCGCGGCGACCAGCGTCGCGACGGTCTCAAAGTCGCCGTCCGAGCACTCCGGGCGGCACTCGATCCCGATGCCGCCTGCGTTCATGCCTGGGCAGTGCCATGCCGTGTCCCCGTCGTGGACAAGCTGGGTCACACGCCCGGCGGAGGCCACGTAATGAGCGCTCGTGTTCCCATCAGGACGGGCGAGATACGCGGCGACGCCGTCGTGGGATTGCCCGTCGCCACCCCAATGGTGGATGACGATCCCACGCAGCGGGACGCTTCTCCCCGGCGTGAAGTTCGGTGACCACAACGTGTCGGTCACCGCTTGGTTGACAGCCAAGTCTTTCTCCTCTCTGCGGGTATGGTGAAGCCCCCGAGGACCAACCTCGAGGGCTTGTCAGCGGGTCCCCTGGCGGATCACCAGGGGACGTATGTGGCCGAAACGGGCACGATCCACCCGTGCCCGCTGCGGATCGTGGAGTACCCCTTGATGCTCAGCGATCCGTTGGATCTGATCCGCAGATAGGCGTATGTGGGGTCAAAATCTGCGCCGCCGCCCGTTACGGTGGGACCGATAAACTGCTCCCTCGACGGCCTAAACTTCGCGGGTATCGTGAGTAGATCGTCATGATCCCCTCCCGCCGATATGAGGACTCCTGAGATCTGCACGACTCCGGCGCGCATACAGATCTGCGGGTTATGGCCAGCGCCTACTCCCCATCCGGACGACACGACGAGAGACTCCCACGGGTACGTTTTCCCGCCGAGTTCTGTCCAGGCGCGGCCATTCCACGCCTGTAGACTGCCCTGGTCCTGCCTGTACACGAATGCTGGGTCGCTATCTGTCATCCGCACGCCTGCGCCTTGCAGGGCGGCGATGTACTGCGCGGCAGCCGTCTCGGATGCCACCGTCTTGATAGACGGAATCGACAGCGACAGCGCCGTCAAATCGGCGCGCTGCGCAGGGTCCATAGGCGAGGGCACGCGGTGCCCGCGCTGGTCGATATAGCTCATACGTTCTCCTCCTGCATATATTCCAGGCGGAGACTCAGCGAGTCCCCGCCTTGCCTAACGCCCCCGTAGGCTGCCCCTACAAGCGCGATCCCTGCCCCCGGGGCCTTCATGGATTCAGCCAGACGCATGACGTCAACTTCGATGAGATCTGCACCGACTTGCACGGGAGCGCTGACTGTCGGTCCTACCGTGACCGGCCCAGTATCTGAATATGTTGCTGTTCGCACCTGCACCGGCCAGGGGACTGCAGACGGTGCAGGTCTGAGGGTCAGTACAGCTGATCGGACGTCTATGCGCCCGATGGCTTCTATCTGCCGGCCAAAAAGCGCCAGCCCTCGCAGTTCCTTCCCCGCCGGGGAGCGTCCTTGCCATGCGCCCCCGCCGCCGTAGCGTGCCCATGCTGTGCCGTCCCAAGTTCCCACCCACTGTGCGGGGATAACCGCCTCACGAGGGGACTGCGGCGGGGAAGCGGTTGGCATCCATTCGAGCAGTGGCTTCTCCGGCGTCGGCGCAGGACCTAGCACATGAATCGGGCGGCCCGTGTCCTGGTCGATGAGGACGTACGCTGTCTCAGTGCCCGCCCAGTTCACAGCAGTGGCCTGCACCTGGACGGGCGGCCCGCCGAATAGACTCACCACGACTGAGCGACCGTCTTCAACGATGCGGACTACGCGCCCGATCGCTGTGGCTGATCTGTCTGAGCCGTATCGCGGTGGCAGACCATCAGGAGCCGTCGAGAGTAAATCCATCACACGGCTCACTGCGAGACCTCCAGCTCTGTCTTTTGCGTGCCCCTGTACGTCAACGGCACTTCGTACGCTGCGACGACGCCCCACAGCGTTTTCGTCTGCGCGCCTTCTACCGGTCGCGTCGCCACCTCCACATGCGCATCCAGGTGGATCCTTGGATCCGGGGCGTGCTCGACAGGCACCTTGACCTTCTTGCGGGTTGCGTCAGCAAGCATCGCCTCCGCCGTATTTTTGGCTTGCACCGCTGATGTGATCAGCGGTGATGAGAAAAAGCGCGGAACGACGCCGTACGGGCCGTCAACGCGCATCGGACCCGTCAGCTGATCAGCGATCGCCTGAAATGACGGTGCCCCCTCATCTGACGTTTCCTGGCCGCGCACCACAATTCGGTTGTAGATCTTGTCCCGGCTAACCGATGACGCGACACCTACGACCGTGCCTGCCTCACCGTCCGTGAGGCGTAGCTGCGGGCGCGACGTCGGATCAGTCACCGGCGGAGACAGGTAAAGAATGCCGTCCCCTCCTTCGCGTACAGAGGCTGGCCACGCTCGCGCGATCTCGTAGACCGCATCGATACGCGACTCGCCCCACGCCATTGATGGACAAGGCCGATCCCCGAGTTCAGGCGCGATGATGAGGCCCATCCGGGATCCGACAAGTCGACGCAGCTCAGACGTGAGCGTCCCCGCCGGGTCAGGAGCCATCGGCTCAGTCAGACGATCTTCCTCCAGGCGCTGAAGTAAGCTTTTGCCCGTCACTCTGACCGTTGACGGTCCCGGCTCCACCGCCGTGATGAGAAAGCGCCCGATGGGGACCGTCCACCAGTCCCCGCTGAGCACCGAACTGATCGTCAGGGACACATGCAGAACCTGGCCGTAACAGGCAAGCGGATGCCGCGGATCGGTCGGGTCCCAATCCCGCCAATCCTCATCCTCCACGGCCCCTACACGCGGCACAGTGAGTGAGAGCGACCCCTGAACCTGTTGGCTCGCATCCCACGCGACAGACCCGTCCTCGACGGGCACTGACCCCAGAAACTCTGCACCAAGCCACGACTCTACGGTTGCTTCCACCGCGTATGCCGACGTCAATACATCGTCTGGAATACGCGCACCCGCGTCGGCAATCACGCTCATGACTCCTCCTGCCACAGCGTCCGGTCGAACGCCTCCCACGACCACCGTCGCGAGTCAATCCCATTCCACGCGAAAGACCGGGCGTCGAAGTCTGCCCACGTCGACAGCGCGAGCGGTGTATTTGGCTGCGGCAAGCCGACGATCGCGCCCTTGATCGCCCACGTCCGCTCAGCCACATCAAGACGCGGCGCACGCTCCATCGACGCCGACGTCACAGCCATGACCGTGACCAAGTCGATGTCACACGTACCCAGCATGCACTGCAGGCACAGCGCCGGGTTGTGGAACAGCGCCACTGGCGTCGGAGAACTCAGCAACTCTTTCAGTGCAGACGTATCGCGCATATTTGTCCGCGCCGTCAACGAAACTGTCCCCGCCCCGACCTTGGGCGCGTACACAACCAGCGGCGTTGACCTGCCCGGCACCTCATGCTCAGTAATCCGCAGCTTCAACTCGTGCTGGTCTGTGCCCTGCCATAGCAGGTTCACAGGCTTCCCACCCGCCGTATCAGTCATGAGTGACAGCCCATCCCATGACCGCCGCACTGGATCCGACTCGACAGACACCCCCGCTGACGTCGTCAGCCTATATCGAATACCCACGTTGATGGGGGCAAGCGGATCGCCAATCACCCGCTGGATCCCACCCCCGGTCCACGCCCCTCCACGAGGCGTCCACGTGAAACCGGTTTCCGTGACGCCCTCGACATGGCAGACCGCTCCCAGCGGTGCCAACCTTGCTGGAATGATGACCTGTACTCGTGGAGCCATGCCGCCATCTACGACAGCTACCGGCCCCTCCGTCATACCCAGCTCTGCCTCAACCTCGCGAGATGCTGACACCCCGCGAGCGCCGACCCACTCGTGGGTGAGTGCTCGGCGGCTGTACCCGATTCGGCGCTGCGGCGTATCGCCGTCGAAGAACTCGGCGGCGGCTGCGATCGCCTCGGCCACGGTCGTTGCGGTGACGATCATGACGTCGTCGAGGTGAACCCATCCCGGGAGCGAACCAGCCTCGGCGTCGGAGACTGTCCGGACTCCGAACCTGATACGGCATGCCGTAGCGCCCGCTGGTGCTGTAAATGACCATGTTGGGCGCGTCCCCTCTGCACTGGAGGCCAGCAGTGAGGGGACTGTATCTACGCTTGTTTTTCCGTTGATCGTCCACTCTGGCTCTACAGTCACTGCGATGCCCGGACTTGTGCGAAGGAGGGCAGACACCGCGAGCGCCTGCCCTCCTTCCACCTGCACGAATCCTGGAGTCGCCACCTGGCCCTGGAGACGGTTAGGGATGTCTATTGCCAGATACCCCGTAGACTGCCGGGTGTGGTTACCCCATGTGCCCTGGTCTGTCCCGGCTCTTATCGTTGACGGGAGGTAATTTGCCCATCCCCGCGTGCCGTAGGCAAAGCTGGGGTTTGGACATATGTTTGTCCTAACCACTTAGCGACTCCTCCCGATCAGTTGCTTACGGTGTGCGAGTACCCCGACGGCGACCGTCTCGACATGGGCGCGGAACTGTGCGCCGTCATCGAGGACCAGGTTTACCTGCGGGCCCTCGAGCGAGACACCAGAGGCCGCGCCGGCGGCCGCGAGTGCTGACACGTCCGCCCACTGGCGGGCCGTGAGGATCGCTTCTCGTGTGCCGGTCTGGTTGACGGCTGCGGTTACGCCCTGCGGCAGCCAGCCGCCCCGGTCGTACTTGCGGGCACCGCCGTATCGACCGACGGTTGGGGATCCCCAGACCCCGATTTTGCGGGCGTTCAGACCGGGCTTTGGCTCTTCGATCATCTGGCCGCCGCCAGCGTAGACCGCGATGTGGTGTGCCGGGGACCCCCAGTAGAGGAGGTCGCCGGGGGCGGCCTGCGACCACGGGATGGGCGTGGATCCTGCCTGGTATCCCGCAGCGGTTAGACGCGGCCAGCCCAAGCCGAGCTGCTGGGCGGACCAGTAGACCAGGCCCGAGCAGTCGAGGCCGGGCGGAATGGCCGACCCGCCCCACACGTAGGGGACCTGCATCTGGACCGCTCGCATTGCAGCACCCACAAGACCAGCCGAGGAGGACTCCTCAGACTTCTTCTTGAAGAAATCGCCGACGCCCGAGAGGAGAGACTCAACGCCGCCGACGCCAAGCTCACCGATGACGCCCGGGGCGATGCCCCTCATCAGCGCCCGCACAGGCTCGGTGATGAGCTGAGCGACGGAGCCGAGGGGATCCGTGAAAAAGTCCGCGACGCCCTTCGCTGTGTCAGCGAACCACCCCGCGATGCCTCCGCCCGCGAAATGAGCGATACCGCCCCCAGAGAAGCCCACAGGAGCTTTTCCGGGCGTGCCGCCGGGGCGGCGCTTCGACGCGGCATAATTCGCGGCAATGATCCGGCTCGGCCCGATCTGCCGGACGAGCTCGGGAACGAGGATAGCCTCGCCCGGGGAAAGCATCGCCGGAATCGTGTCGTGCCCTGGGCTGTAGCCGGGGACGATGCCGCCGCCGGCGTACTCGGCGATCCTAGGAACCGTCGGCAACGTCAGCGACAAACCGATCTTCGAGGCGACCGTCTCCACCAGAGACTTCAGGCCATTGGTGTAAACCGTGTCAATGATGAAATTGACAGGCTTAGCCGCAACGCCCTTCACCTGGTTCCAGACCGTCTCCACTGCGGTCTTCATGCCGTCGAACGTCGACGATACACTCGACGACATCGACGAGAACACACCGGTGACAGAGTCGTAGACCCACTGAACGGCTGCGCTCGCCGTGGACTTGATCGACTCCCAGACGCCTGAGACGGTGGAGGAGATTCCGTTCCAGATCGAGGACACGACGCCAGCGATCGTCGTGAATACGGTGGAGACGATGCTCCACACGGTGTTGACGTACCAGGTCACGGCCGCGACGATCCCGCTCCACGCTGCTGGCGCAGCAGCGGAGATCGCGCCCCACACTCCCTGCATGAACGCCACGATCCCCGTGAAGACCTCGGTGGCGATCCCCGCGATCCACTGCCACGTGGCGGCTATCTGCTCGAACACGGGCTTGATAACGCTGTTATACGCCGACGTGAACGCCTGGCAGATAGCATCCCACGCGGGCTTGATAACCGCGTCGTACGCCCAGGTGAAGATCGCAGCCCACGCCTCGATGTAGAGCTTGATGGGGAGGAGGACGATTCCGACGATGATCGCAAAAGCCGTCTTGAAGACGGTAACGATACCGTCCCATATCGAGGAGATCGCATCCCATGCAGTCTGCAGAGGCTGCACGACGTAGGCCGAGAAAAATCCAGAGACGCCGTCCCACGTGCCCGTCCACCACGAGGAGATCGACTCCATCGTGGACGTCCACGCCGACCCAATCCAATCCACAAAACTGTAGAAAGCATCAGTGATCGCGGCCCACGCCTTCCGGCCCGTCTCCGTCTGCGTGAAGAAATAGACTAGACCAGCCACCAGCGCAGCAATCGCCGTGACGATCAGCCCAATCGGATTCAAATTCATCACGACGTTGAAAGCTGCCTGCGCAGCCTTCGCCAAGTTCGTGGCCTTGACAAACTGCAAGAGGCCACCGGCCGCTTTCACAGCGTTCACGGCACCCAGGGCGGCGCTCATGCCCTTGAACGCTGCCGTCCCGGTGGTCACCGCCACAATGAGCGGCGCAACGATGTCCGTGTTGTTCCCGATCCAGTCGAACACATTTTTGAGTGCGTCAGCCATCCCCTGGATCGCTGACGTCCCATCACCGCCAAACGACGAGACCAGATCCCACACGCTCTGTGCGAGCGGCGCAAACGCAGACGCTAGGTTCGTCGCCGCATCCCAGCCGGACTTGAGCATCTCCCACGCGGCCATGCCGGCGTCGCGCAAGTTAAAAAGGAAGTCAACGAGACCGCTGTCCTCCTCGAGGCCGAAGATCGGACCGGAGAAGTTCCCGTTGGCTAGGATATCCCAGATGCCCTGGATCGACGGCACCGCCGTCGTTTTGATCCACTCGAAGCCCGCGCCGAGCGTATCCGACAGCCACGTCATAAACTCGGTCAACTGCGGCTTCGCAAGGTCAATCATGTCCTTGAATCCGCCTACAATTGTGGCTTGTAAATTTCCGGCGGCGTTCTCGATGCGAGACACATCCGACGCCGCCGCGACCGCGACGTCATCAAAACCGAGCGATAGGATCGCCTGGTTGAACTCCTCGGCGCTGATCTGGCCTTCTGCCAGGGCCTCGCGGAAGTTCCCCGTGTAGGCACCCATGTCCTCGAGCGCCTGCTGGATTTTGCCAGACGCGCCCGGAATGGCGTTGGCCACCTGATTCCAGTCCTGGGTCTGCAACTTCCCAGCACCGTTGACCTGGACGAGGGCCAGGCCCAGACTCTTGTACGTGTCGGCCGTGCCACCGGAGACCGCGTTGACGTTGCCGAGAGCCTCCGCAAGACGGTCAAAGCCGTCCACGCCGTTGGCCGCGAGCTGACTCGTGATGCCCTGAATGTCCGCAAGGTCATAGACCGTGCGATCGGCGTACTCCTGGGCAGACGCGCCCAGCTCTTTGATCTTGGAATCGTCAATGCCTGCGAACCGCAATGTGTCCGCGAATTTATTTGTCGCATCCGACGCTTCAATTGCTTCGGACGCGAAACCACCGATGCCGACTGCTGCACCCAGGAGCGCGAGCGGGCCGAGCGCCGACGTGACGAATCCAGCGAGTGACGAGACGCCCGAGCCTACACGCCCAAGCGAGGAATCAACCTCGCGGGCTTCATGCTCGACGGTCTCGGCCTCGCGGACCCAGCTTTTCAGCGATGTCGTAAAGCGTTCCCACCCGGTGGGGGCCTTCGCAACCCGCTGTTCCAGGGCCTCGGTCGCCACGCGAGCGCTGTCGGACGCGAGCTTCTCCTTCTTCAGTGCGTCCGCGTGATCAGCCGAGGCCTGGTCGGCCTTCCGGTTCGCTGCTGTCGACTCCTTGCGCGCCGAGGCCAGCGCCGACTCCGCACGAGCAACAGCCGCCGAGTCAGCGGATGAGCTAGAGCGCGCTGCTGCGAGCGCACGCTCTGCGCGCTCCACCGCAGTTGCCGCGGTCTCCTCCTCAGCGCGGGCTTTCGCGAGCGCCGACGCGGACTTGGCAACCTGGGTATGCGCCTCCTGCAGGGCTGCACCAGTGTGGGCGGCCTCCTGACGAAGGCGCGCCGTGGACTTGCCCAGCGGGTCGGCGATCGCGGCGGCTAGGTCCTTGCCCGACGCGGAAACCTGCTCTTTGAACTTCTCCGCGTACTTCTTTCCGGCGTCGGACGCCACCTGCGGGATCTGCGCGGCCGTCGCGTTCTCGATGCTCTTAAAAAAGCCCTTCATCGAGGGCACAACATCAACGTAGACGGTTCCCGCCTGATACACGCCAGTCACGCAGACCTCCTACATGTTATTTATGCCTCTTCAGGACTCCACCCCGGCATCAGAGCCGCGAGCGCCCTGCGAGCGTTGGCGTCTCGAACTTCTGTTCGTGCCTCGTCGAGGGCGATCTCTGTGAGGCTCTCAGGACGTGGATAGGTTTCCTTGCCCCCAAAGGCCGCGATCAGCAGGTCGAAGATATCCTGCATGACTCTCACCTCTGGGGTTTGTGCGCGCAGCTGTGCCTCCGTCGAGTCATCGTCCTCAGCTTCGGCGAGCGCGCGAGCGTTTTCTAGCGCGACCTCGGGATCATTGAGCATTGCCGCTACCGTCCTGCTCGTTGACGGGAGCGCGTCGATTAGCGTGAGCAGGAACCGGTAGCGGCGGTCGCGGAACAGGGCGTATGCGTCCCAGCCCTGCTCCGCGAGATCTGCGACGATCTGCCTCTCGTACCGCCCTAGGCGGTCGTAGAGGCGTGCCCTTCCCCCGCATTCCCTAGCGACGCCTCGTAATGCTGAGACGCGGCCTTGATGAGGAGGACCAGCTGCCTGAGAGTCAGGCGCTTGACGACGATCTCCGCGTCCTCCGCGCTCAGCCATCTCCTGATGATCTCCGTGGCTTTCTTACCACCGGTGAGGTCCACCAGTAGTGCCTCACCCTCTTCAGGGGAGAGACCCAGCGGGTCCGGGAACTTAATGACCTTGTTGGCGAGGCCGAACATGAACGGAGTCGCCTCCGCAGCTCCGTCCAACTTGTTCAGGCCCGCAAGGGTCAGTGTCGGTGTGATCTTGTCTGCCATTGGTGTTCTCCTTGTTTTTGGGCGATTAGTTCTTGCGCTGGGTGCTGGCGGGCGGGGCAGGCAGCGTCGGCGTGGAGTCTTCCGTTTCTGCGGGCTTGGCTTCTGCCCATCCCTGTGCGCGCAGAGTATTCGCGTCGGCGGCGTCGTCGGTGATCCGCGTGAGGACGATGTCATCCCCGGTGTCCGTCTTGATCGTCTTCGTGAAAGTCAGCTGGTCCATGCTTGTCCTATCCTGCGGTGTTCTCCTGGTGTTGTTAGCGGGCAGAGGCCGGAGGGAGAACAACTCCGACCTCCGCCCGCAGCTCATGCGGACTCGAATCCCGTGATGTCGCGATGCTTAAGCATCGCCGAGCCGCCAAAGTAATTTCGACAGGCGGTGCCTGCCGACTCATCAGCGAACGCTTTAAATTCAAGGTCGCCCGTGATCGGGTCCGTCGCCTTCAGGGGGATCGTCGGCATTGAGACGAGCTTGGCCCTGGTGAAACACCAGCCAATTAACCACTCGTCGTCAGCAGGACCGTCGGCTGCGATGACCAGCAGCCTCTTTTCAGGGATCGCCGGCAGCAGCGGATCGTCGAAAACGACCTCGCCCGTGGTGGGATTCGCCTTGACCTGCGAGAGGTCAATTCCGTGTGTCAAGGAGAGCATCTCCTTGCGGAACAGCTCAAAAATGTTGAGCTTAATTGTCTTAGACGCCTTGGTAAGGTCAGAGCGGACAGGCTCCGCATATCCCAAGCCGTCGACGTCGTCCACGGTCACATCGGGGGCGATTTCACCACCATCGGTGGTGAAAATGCCAAGTGGCGTCCACTCAGACGGGATCTCCTTCAAAGCGCCCCCAGCATCCGTCAGGGCATCCGGGACAGCCGCCGTCAGCGGCGCGACGAACGCCAGGACATTGAGAGCCTTCCTGACATTCTTCGACTTGTTATGCTTTTTCTTCAGAGCCTCAATGGTCGTATTAGCCATATCAGCCCTCCTTCCAAATCAGTGGTTAGTCGGTGGGCCTGTGAGTGGCGTCAACGTTGAGGCCCACCACCTCAACGACGCCATACACGTCGCGAACGACCAGCCGCGACGATACGTCGACCGAATCAACCCAACCGGACGCGCCCACTACTGGACGCGCCGCCAGAGCGTCCGCGACCTGGTCCGCGAGCGCCTCCGCGCCGACGCCGCCGGAACCCGTGGGGGTCTTGGCGTACACGTCGATCGCGATCGACGAGATCCGCTCGTAATCGAGGTCCTGGCTCTGGACTCCGTAGACATGGACGAGCGGCAGCGGCCAGGTGTCCGGGAGGCTTCCCTCCTGGAGTACTCGCACGGTCTTGACGCCGGTTGCCCTGGTGATCGCGTCCCGGAGTACTTGGACGGGATCTGTGTACGTCATGCGCGGCCCTTTCTCGCGCGCCGTGAGCCTGCGAGCAGGCCCAGCGTGCGCTGGGCCGGGACGCGGCGCCCGTTTTTCGTGAAGTGTCCAAACTCGACGTGTACTGCGTGCGGGGCGTCATTGGTGACTCGGCCTGCAGCTCTGCGTGACGTGCCGTTTCGGCGCGTCGGCACCTCCGCCATCACGGCCTCGACCTTGTAGGCCTCCGCGAGCACGCGGTCCCGTTTCGGGGCCGCCGCTGCTGCCGCAGCGCGCACCGCTTCGGCTTCGCTGACCATCGCCCTGCCCATGGCCTCCGATTGCATGAGGGCTTCAATCGAGAGGCCGTTTCGTACGAATTTGACAGTCATTTCACCTCCGGGAAATCACGACAGCCGTGCCGCGTGGCCACGGCGAGGACGGTTCCTCCACCGCCCATGTCCCGCCGAGAGGATGCTCAGCCGGGACGCGGATGACGTCACCGACGCTGAGCGTCACTCCCCGCGGCAGGTAGAGCGTCGCCTGCTCGTCAGGCCGCTGCGAGGCTGCCTGATCGAGCAGCCCCGGCACCGTGAACTGACCCGGGGCGACCAGGCACCCCGCGATGAGGCGAGACGCAGACTCCTCGACGAGGTAACCGTCCTCGTCGCGGCGGACGCGCCCCTCGACCTGAATCGTGGTTTTCCACTCCTCCATCACGTCAGGCACCCCCCATCACCCACACGTGCCCGGCGCGGCGTGGGCGATACGAGTCCGCGAGCGCCTGGTCGTCTGGTGAAAGGAGTGCCTGGCCGCCCACTGCCCAGGTCGCGTACTGTCGGGATTGCGTGAACGGTCCCGTCGTATCCGCCGCTTGGGTTGCCCCTTGGGCAGCGGCGTCAGGGATGGAGAGGATTCGGCGTGCGCTGTCAGCGAGCTGGAGGCGAACCGCTGCTGGCACCTCGGCCAGGCCTGCGGTGTAGGTGACGACGACGAAGTCGCCGCTCCACGGATACACGTAGATGTACCCATGGCGCTGCGCATACCTCACTGGCGCTCCCTCGTCAGTGAAGACGGCGAGCACCTCCACGAGCGGAGCACGGGTTGGGAACACCCGGCCACCGGCATCGACTTTCAATCGATGGACGTATGTCTCGACTGTGAAAGTCTGACGAGCACGCCGGCGGAACGCCTCGGAGAGCTTGTCCGCGACGAAGAGCGCCCGAGGCTTCTCCTCGTCGCTGAGCGGGCGACCGAGCGCTGCCTCGATGTCCTCGATATCGACGAGAGGAGTACTCACGTTCGCCCTCCTCTACTTCTTGGTCTTGGCAGGCTTACTCTCCAGACCCTGAACTTCTTCGACGAGACCGGCGGCGATCATTGCTGACGCAACCTGCTCCTCGATGTCGATCTCAAGGCCATTAGACCCACGGACTAGCATCAGGCCCCCTTAAAGACCTGGACGGCGCTCGGGCGCAAAACCTTGCCGCCGTACACATGGAGTCCTCGTACACGGTCCGCGAACGAGTTCTCGGAGCGCATGCTCTCAGTCTCTACAATCTGAGAGACGTAGGCCACAGACGGCTTGTGGAATGCAACGGCCATTGGCTTGGATTCGTCCATCCAAGATGACACCACCACGTCAAAACCCAGTAGGCGACCAATGATCGCCTCACGCAGGCCCTCAGTCGTATTCGACTTATCGAAGGCAGTGACCTTCGAGCCGTCGGCGAGCAGGCAGCTTTCGAACTCTGCGTTCACGAGCAGCGCACGATCGGCGTGCGGCGTCTTTTGTGTTGTCAGCTTCTTTCGCAGTGCGCGGACGATGTCGTAGGCAGTCACCCAGTTAGTCGGACTGGCCAGTCCCGTCACCGCCGTGCCCTGCGTGGACAGCAGCGTCGTGAGGAACGTCTCCGCGTCCTCGACGAGGCCAAGAGCGGCAGACTTGGTGTACTCGTCGAAGGACTTGCCCGACTGGGCGCGGTCGATGTCATCGACGAGGAAGTCAAAAGACTTTTCCTGATCGATGGCCATCTCGATGCCGGTGTCAGCGATGCTGTCGGGTGCGGTCGTGCGCGGCTGCTTGCCGCCGCCGGAAGGAGCGGGGAGAACACCGGTCTTATAGTCCTTTACCTTCACCTCCACAATTCCTGGAATGTGAATCTTGGACCCCGAGGACAGTTCGCCCTCGTACTCGCGGTTCGTCAGTCCGGTGAGGACAGCCTGGTTGTGGAAGTTCTCCAGGATGGATGCCGACCAGATTTCGGGGATAAAGTTCGTGTTAGCCATTGCTGTAGCTCCTTTCATAGGCTCGCCGTCAGGCGAGACCCATCATGCGGTTGAGTTGGCCCGCTCGGCGGGCCTGGTTGATCTGCTCGGCACTCATGGTCTTGAGGTCCTCGCGTGTGAGCTGCTTGCTCGACCTGATCTCTTCACCACGAACCCCCGCATCAGACGAGGGCGCACCCTTCGGGGTCTGCGCGCCGCGCCACGCCAGCAGACGATCAGCGGACGCTTCCAGCTCTTCCAGCGTCGAGCCGGACAGCAGATCAACGTCCACGCCCTTCGCCGCGGCGACCTGAGCGCGCGTCGCCTGCACCTCGAGTGCTTTCACGCGAGCCTCTGCCTGCGCAGCCTTATCGAGAGCCTTCTGCAGCTCCGATTTGCCCTGTTCTTCACGCTCGTCGAACAGTCGCGCCTTCTCAGCGTTCTCCTTCGCTCGAGCCTCGTTTCGGCGCGAGAATTCCTTCCACTTCTTCGCTTCAGCCTCCCAGTCCGTCGCCTGCTCCGTTTCGTTAGCAGCCTCTGCGGACTGATCCTCGGTCGCTTCGCCGCCCGTAGGCGTGCCAGCAGCCGCGACGAATCGCAGACGCGAGCGGTTAGTCAGATGAGTCTTCATGGTTGATCAGTCCTTCCCGTTTCGGGTGTCTGCCCCGCGAGCACCGTTGCGGCCATGGCGGGGGATTGGTTGTGCGGGTCGCGCAGGGTTGGCGTTACGCTTCTTCTGGCTTTCCGCTTGATTTTTTGGTTTTGGGGTCGGCCCACGTCAGGGTTGCGCCGTATTCCCCGTGTTCCTCGACGCGGATGAGTTTCCGGTAGTCGGGTGTTTTGCCTCCTCGGTCGGTGTGGCCGAGCCGTTCGGCAGCGATCTTGTGGACCTGCTCCAGGCGGTCCTCGTCGATGACCTGCTGGCCTGCCGCTTCGGGCGGCAGCGGCTGCACGTCGCAGTCGCATCCCGGATGGATCGGAAGCAGATCTTCCTTGTAATAGCGCTGCGTCGAGGCGACGACGCACAGGCCGCAGTTCTCACGGCCCGTGAGCACACGCCGGTAATACGAGCCAGCGTCCGGGTAGACGCGCATCACTTGGCGAGATGCGCGGACCTTCGCGAGCTGAGCATCGCCTCCGATCAGCTGAGTCAAACGCAGTCGCCCCTCCGAGACCGCCTGCCCGACCGGCTTCCCATCCGACAGCGCCTTGTACACGTCGACCGCCGGACGGCGATACACCGTTCGAGGATCGACTCCGCGAGCGCCGAGGATGTCCGCTTTATCGAGCGGTGGGACGGCAAGTTTCCAGCCGAGCTCGTGGGCGCAGCGTGCCAGGTAGGCGCGGGTCAGGTCCGCGATGCGGAGCTGACCGGCGGTGACCCTGGGGACGAGCGCCGCGATCATCTCCTCGACGGCGCTCGCCCGGTAGTTCGGCATCGAGTCCCAGTAGGCCTCGCCGAACTTCGTGATCTGTGTGCGCACAGCGTGGACCTGGGCACTGTAGACGCTCGTGAGGTCATCCAGGTCCGCCATGCTCACTTCTCCTCAAGGTCTTTCAAGTCAGACGGATCCCACCCGTGACCGGAGGCTGCGCCTCATCGGTCGGCTTGTGGTTGTCCTGCAGCGCGAACGCGAGAGCCAACTGCTCTTCTGCACGGCGTTGCTTGTCCTGCTCGATCTGCTCCGGCGAGTACCCGAGGATATTCCGCTGAATTGTCTCCAAGGCTTCGCCAGCGTTGCGTGCCTGAACTGCTGCGGCGTATTTCTCCGTGAGAGACACTGCGTGAGGCGGGATGAACAGCACCTCTACGGTTTCGGTCTCGTCAAGGTCGATTCCCTCGACCGCGAGCGCGCGCACCATGAGGTAGGCCAGTGCCGGCTTGAATCTTTCGATCCTGTCCTCAGCCTTGGACAGCAGGGCTTTCTGAGGCTGCTCGGCGCCCGAGGCTGATTGGTTTGCTGAGTCGGGCAGCATGATCGACAGCGGGGTCGCGGTCTCGACCGCTAGCTCCCGCCAATCATCTTTCGTGGCGTTTAAGATCTCGGTGATCTGCGTCTGAGAGGACTCCCAGATCTCCACCCCCGGAGGCAGCTCCCAGAGGGCGGCGGGCGACGGCTCGAACACCTTCTGGTAGTCGATCTCATTCCCGGCCTCATCCTCAGCGGGCAGGCCCGCCGATCCTTCGGCGCTCTTGAGCGCGCGCTGGCGGAACGCCTGCATGCTGATGATGACGAGCCGCTGGAGCGTCTGCCAGTTAATTCGGTCGATCAGATCGAGAACGTTCTCGAACTCGCCCTCGCCGAAGCGGTTCTCCAGAACGACGACAGGCGGTGCGCCCTCGAACGACTGCTCGCCGCCCTCGTCCTGCCTCCATCCGGACGAGACAGTCGAGATCAAGGCCTTCGAGTCACTGTAGGCAGACCGAGAGAATGACATCCGCTTTCCTGGCGTCCACATCACCAGATGATCGACGCCCGCTGCGGAGTCACGCCAAACCTTCACAGCCGCGAGCGCACGCCATGGACGGACCGGATCCATCTCCACATACATATGCTCGGGGCGTTCATAGGTCACGCAGGCGTGCCCGTCCTCGTCTTGGGTAACGAGGAGGTAACCGCGCCCGAGCGTCGCCGCGTCCCAGATCGCGTCGGAGAACGCAACCTTGAGGCGGTTGTCCCGCCAGATCCTGGCTGCGGCCAGCGCCGCCGGCGTCTTATCGCTCGCGCCGACGGTCACGCCGTTCGGGATGAGTCGATCAACGAGCGCGGACACGACTAGCTTGCCGGGACTCGTACGCGCGCGACGCTGAAACTTGATCCATGCCTTCGCCACGTTCGGCCCCATCTCCGGCAGGGGACTAGTTCCATTGGTGTAGGAGCGCAGCAGGTCTGTCCGGGTACGCGTCTTGTCCATCTTGGCGGTGAGGTAGGAGAGCCACTCCTCGGGTGTCTTGGTCATGAAGTGGGGCCTCCTTCCCCCAGCGTGTCTGTTAGTAGAGTCGGCGCGGCGCGCGGCGCGCCGTCGGCCTGGCCGCACCCTTACCAACCGCGTCGAGGCCCGCCTTATACGCGAACATCGCGCCCCAGGCCGCGTCGATCTTCGAATAGTCCTGATCGTCGGCCGGCTTGACCAGGACGTAGCCTGCCTGGCGCGGAGACTTGCGAGCGTTGAGCAGATGCGCGGTCATCGTCGGATCACCGTCGTAGGTGACGAGACCCTGATGGATCGCCGACAACAGTTGTGCGAAGTTTTCGCACGTCTGCGACACATTCCTCTGTGGATAGCGGATTGGCTCGGACGCGCTGATCTTCGCGCGCAGGCGACGCGAGTAACGCGCCTCCCAGGCCTTGACGTCCTGCGCCCAGCCCGCTGAGGGGTCGGCATAGAAGCCAACAACGTTGTACCGCTCGAAAGCGGCGCGCACGGTCTGCTCAATCTCCAGGCGTGGGGGCTGCCAGCCCTCGCCTGCGGGGCCGTCTGGCTGGCCCCAGATCCCGACCTTGAACAGGTGCCGTTGCGTCACCGAGTAGCCGATCAAGACCGTGGCATCCGCGATGCCGATCTTGCGGCCTTCTGAACCGTCGAAGCCGAGCGTGATCGGCTCGGTGGAGCTGATCTGCTTCGTGTGGTCTTCGATGGCTCGCAGCTCCGGCATCGTAAGCCAAGCGTCCGAGGCACTGTTGATCTGGTTGAGGAAGTTGGCGCTCATGTCAGCCGGATCATTGTCCGGATGCCAGAAACTGTCCGCGATGCGCTCAAGGTCGACCCAGCCGGGTTCGCACTCGGGGTCATGGATCGCACACCCACGCGGGTCCCTCGCCGAGTCGCCATAAGCGATCCGCAGCCCCTCGATGAGAGACTCTCGATCCGTGATGTCGGTGTCGAGTGGCGCCTGCCGGTGGTCGTAGTAGAGGCCGCGAGCGGCTTCCTTCTTGACCTTCCCGGCCTTCATCAGCTCATAGAACCTCGCGGTTGTTTCAGCGACCGAGCGTTCCCCGATCGTGTAAGCGTTCGGAGTCTCGATCGTCAAGCCTCCGAGCTTGTCCGCGTTCGCACGCAATGTCTTCGCCAACTTCGGCCCGCCGTTGCCCGGAAGCCATGTCTCCGTCTGGTCCATGACAGCCATGACGGCCTTCGCACCCTTGACGGACGTCGCAGACGACGTGCGTTTTTCGATGCGACCACGCCGCAGAGCAACGAACGAATCCATCGGGTCGATCCCGTACTCGTCCTCGGCTGGGGACCCACGCAGCATCTCGAGGAGCGGGTCCCAGGTGTTTGCGGTTTGATCATCCGTCGTCGCGGTGACCTGTACTATGGGTGTGCGGCGCGTCGACCACGGCACGCCGACGGGCTGGCCTTCCGCGTCCCAGCCGTCGCACAGGACCGGGCCGAGCGCTTCCGCGCAGCATATCGCCGCTAGAAACGGTGACTTACCCCAGCCACGAGGCCGCGACAGTACAGCCCTCTGTTTGACACGACGGCCCGTCTGCGGGTCCAGCTCATACACGCGGACCAGGAAATCCAGCTGCTCCTGCGTGGGCACGAACGGAATCTGCTCGTCCCCATCCTTATCGGGAGTAAGCAGATAGGCAGTCATCCAGTCCGCGATGTCATAACCGAGAGTAGGAAACTCGTCCTCTTCGTCGATCGGCGTCCACGGCACTGTTACATCGCCCTCAGCTTCTTCTGTCGTCTGCGCGCCCGCGCAGAGACGGGCGCCGCGTCACCGTCGGCTGTGTCGGCGTCGTCTTCGAGGTTGTCCGCGACCGCGAACTGAATCCGCAGGCGAGCGCGGTCCTCCGGGGTCGCACCAAACTTCGCCACCCGCAACCTAAGCTCGCTAGCCACGCGGAAATCGCCCTTCCAATACAGGGCATGCATATAGGCAGTGTCCAGGAGGAAAGACCAGTCGGTCTCCGTGTACTCGGCGGACAGTGGGGACTCCCCCCACATCTTCCACCAGCGCCGCGTGACCGTCGGCCACGTAAAGCGCTTCTTCCTCGGCTTCCCGTTCTCGTCGAGCACAACATGCTCAATGACCGGCAGCGACGGCTGCTCAACCGGCTTAGCAGTGATGATCTTGAGGATCTGAGGATCCTTGTTACGACGCGCCCGCGAGCCTTGCGGCTTCGGAGCGGGACCACGACCAGCCACCCAGATCACCCCCACCCAAACCCTGGAATTCCAACGAAATAAGCGTTACAATAAGACTTGTGAGAACGTGCGAATACTGCGACCATACGCTCAAACCCTGGGCGCGCACCGACGCGCGCTTTTGCAGTACTCGATGCCGAGTCGCACACCACCGCTCCACCCGCGCCGACAAGGCCGCAGGACTGCCCAGTGAGCTAACTCGACGTGCCCGCTGGGTCAACCACGCCCACAAGCGCCCCATGTGCGCGCGCACGGGCGCATGGGCTTCCGTCACCGACCCGACGACCTGGAGCACGTATGAGGCCGCGAGCGCCACCGGCGCACCCCTCGGCTTCGTCCTCGGCGACGGTGTCGGCTGCATCGACCTCGACAACTGCCTTGACGAACATGGCATCCCCAACGAGGCCGCACGGACTCTCCTCGCGTACTACGACGGCTCCTACGTCGAAATCTCCCCGTCCGGGCGAGGCCTGCACATCTGGGGGACCGCCGCCCCACGTCGCGGCTTCAAGCGCGAGTGGAAAGGCCAGCGGATCGAGTTTTACTCGACAGGCCGATACATCACCATCACCGGCAATGTATACCAGCCGGGAGCGCTCCTGCCCCTGTAACCAACGCCCGCACCCTCACATGCTGAGGTCGGGTTTCGCGTAGCATCTCAACGAAAAGTGCTCCCCTAAAAATCTCCAGACCCGTACAAACTCAAACCTACAGCTCTTGACGGTGCCTTTTTTGTGTGGGGGAGGGGGTCCCCGGTGGGGGGGTCTAGTCGATGAGGCCGGGATGCTTGCGCTTGCGCGGTGCGTTGCGCGCCCGCTCTGCGGCTAATGCAGCCGCGGCTTCTCGCTGAGTCTTTCGCTTGTGATGCCATGCACACAGCCACTGTAAGTTCGTCGCCCGGTGGTCATCACCTGGTGTGACGTGGTCACAGTCTGTGCCAGCCGCGGGGCAGCGCGTGCCGTCATGCAGCAGCGCTTCGCACCGGCCGCCGGCGCGGGCTCGGACGAAGGCGCGGCGCTCGTCCCAATCGGGCGGGAGCCGCGACGCCCTGTCGCTCGAGGTCCACGCCATCCCCGCTCCTCATGTTCGCATGCCCGCGCCTGGTACGACTTGGCCCCCGCTCCAGTCGGGGCCGAGAGGAGCGTGGGCCAAGTCATCTGCGCGGATACCGTAATAGGCAATGGCCCGTTGCTTACGCGCGGGGCCACACTAGGAGAATACTCCGTGACACCCCCACGCGCAAGCGACGCGACGCAGCCTACAAGCGGCGCACGCCCTGCACAGCAAGCGTCTCGATATCCCCCACCCGATACAGGCGAACGTCCCCCCGCCTTGCTCGCGGAGCGAGGCGACACCGCTGCGTCCACTTGCGCACCGTCGCATCCTTGATCGCGGACCCTGTAAGGATCTCGGCGATGCGAGTGGCGCGCGTGCGCGGCAGGAGAGCCTCCCGCGCCTGCACCAGCAGACGATCCCACGCCTCGCCGATCAACTCCACGGCACCGCACTCGCCACACGGCGCAGTCTCCACCTCCGGGTCGCGCACCAGCAGATCAGCACCACACCGGCTACACGAGCCGACATAGACCAAGCGTCGACGGCCCGGCGACGCCAGCCGCTCCAGCCTCGCGACCGAGTACAGGACCTCATCGGCACACTGGGCACCGTCCTCCCACCGCCTCAACTTGTCCTCATACAGGGCGAAGACGCGGGCGACCATCCACCAGTCCCCGGGCCTCACCCAATACGAGGGACCCATAACGTGGGAGATGAGCAGCGTCGCCCACGTCAGGATCGAGTCGGCCATCTCGTCGACCTCGAGCATCAACCCAAGATTCACCGGCGGCCGCGAGCGCTGCACCCCACCGCCTGCCTGTTCTCCTGTGCGCACGCCATGCGACGCCGCGTAAGCGAGATCGCTCATGAGCGCGGGAAGTGACGATGCCGCGACGCGGACACGAGCTGCCCCACCACGCGACAAGTACTCCCCGGCGAGGAGAGACTCGCCCGTCACCGGGCAAACCTGATCGATCATTGTCCTAGTCATCGCTCGCATCCTCGATCCAATCCAATGCCTGTGACCGTTCGCCTGTCATCTCCTGCTCCTTCTCCTTCTCTTGCGTTTCTTCTTCGGACCTGAGGCAGGTGAGGCGGTTGCCTGCCCTTCCTGCTCCCGGCCCGTTTCCTGTTCCCTACTGCCTACCCGGACTCCCGACCCGTACCCGTACCCGGGTATACGCGAGTCCAGAGGCCTGGATGAGTCGAGTCCGACGCGAGTCGGCACGAATCCGCGTTCCTGCTTGTAGTCGGTGTGTGGGGTGGTGTTCGTGCGGGCAGCGCCGGGGTCACCGAGGCCGGACTCGACAGTGAGCTGATCAGACTCACCGGAATCCGCGTCCATCGGGATACCCACGGTCGCGCCGCCAGGCGCGCTCACAGTCACGGCGGCGTCCGCGCAGCCCGAGGTCACACCCGTCGTAGGTGTGCCCGAGGCCGGGTCGCCAGCCGCCGCGTGCGCGCTCGCACGCTCACCATTCCCTCCACCGGCTGCCGCGCAGGACGCGGCCTGTGCGCTGCGCAGCACGCCCGAACGTTCGAGCATGCTGCGCGTGAACGTCCCGTATCGTGGATGTTCAGGCGCGGGTAGCAGCTCGTGAGACTGGTCCCACGAGCCTGTAGGGTCGTCCGCTCGGGACGAATTACACCGCGTACACGCCACGACGAGCGTGTCCACAGTGCCAGCCTCCCCGGGCTTCAGATGGTCGAGTGTGCCCTTGCGGGCCGATGTCTTTCCAGGCCAGTAGACCTCGACGCCGCACCAGCGGCACTGGTCGCCGTCGCGGGCGATCACAGCCTGACGCAATGCCTGATCGGAGTTGTCGCGCTGGCGCTGACGGCTCCACTCCACGTCTGCACGCGAACGGATATGAATGAAGTCGGGGTCCTCGAGGAGCTTCGGCTTCCGCCCCTTCGGAGTGTCCACCCACTCGAGTAGTCCTGCATCCAGGGCGATCTGCAGGACGTCCGGATTCCCGCCCGCGTACGTGTACACGACGCCCATCTCGATGACGCTGTCGGTCAGGTGAGCCGCCGAATAGGCAGCGCACCGCATGATGAACCCGAACAATTCGTTCACCGTGCGGGCGTCAGCCTTCGGGTGTGAGGCGGCCTCCATGAGCTTCGGGTACATGTCGGCGTCATCACCCATCTTTACCCATGCCATCAGCCCACCTCCTTCTCGCTAAATTGCTGCTCTTGTTCATCCCAGCTGTCCTCCGGGAACAGATCCCGAGGCCGGAAATCCGGAAAGTTTCTCGTCATCCAGGCACGCTCCGTGTACCGCTGATACGCGGCCTCGAAACGCAGGAAGCACGGACGGCACCTTGCGTGGCCGGCCTCGAGGACCACGCCGCAATCCGGACAAAAGCGCTCCATCATGACATCGCTGCCTGCTCAGCGAGCAGCTCACGCGCAAACCGTTCCTGCCCCTTCGGGAGCACCCACGTTTGCACGCGAACGCCACCGCCGGGAACCTGCACCTCCGAGGCTTCAAGCAGCCCCTGCGTGATCGCCCGCGCGGTCGGCACCATCTGTCCCCCACGCCGGTACACGTACCCGGCATTGCGGAGCCAACGGCAAAAACGGTTCGGCCCCATCCCCTCGACACGAGCCGACAGCACCGTGCCGAAAACACTCGGCAGCACAGCCTCACCCGAGGCCGCGACCGCGCGCCCCAGCTGTGCGTGAGGGCGCTGCGCCTCCACCTCAGCCACAGCCTCAGCAGCCGCCGCCTCCGCCCGCATGCGCGCCGCCCGCTCATCCCGCAGCGCCGTCAGCGTCCGGATCATCGTCTCCGGATCCGCCAGCATCGCCTCAACCGCTGACTCGGTCGCATACATGCCATGCTTGCGGATCGACGGCAGTACTTCTCCGGTGACCCAGCGACGAAACGCCGCCGCCTCCGGCTTATCCGACCGAATAATCACCTCGTATAGGCCGGGTTCGTTCACAACCCACACCTGCTGCGTGCGCCCTAACCGGTCAGGCATGGGGTATGTCAGGCATAGGTCATCCGCCAGACGTGACCTCAGCTGCGTCACATTCGCGATGCCCAGCGCCGCCGCCAGATCCGCAAGAACGAACAGCGGCTCACCCGACTCGTCGACCTGCACACGAATCTCGTGCCCCGTGTACTCAAACAGCTCCAAGGCCTGCATGACCTACTCCTTATTCCTCACTCGGTCTGTCTAGCCGATGGTCCCGGCGCGGCCCTCGAACGGGTACGCCTCGAAAGTGATTCCAAACATCTGGGACCCGAGCCTCTTCGCGACCATCGGCGCGAGCAGGTCACATCTGAGGTCCGGCCCCTGCAAGTGACGCCTATCGTCATCGGGCAGAACGCCCGCGTCAACGAAGCCGTCGACCATCGCCTTAAGCGTCGGCATGTAGTTGTGAGGGTCGCGCCGGCGCGAGTCCGGGAAGCGCAGCCAGGCGACGATCCGCAGCCTGTCTGACCGCCCAATGCCAGCCGCACGAGCACGGATCATCGCCGTCGTGCGCAGATTCTTCACAGTCGGAGCCGTGCGGCGACGGTCGCCTCGATCATTGAGTGAAAGCATCTGCGCGGACGGGATGAGGATCTCGTCAAGCGTCCAGATCGGCCTCATCGCCCGCCCTCGATCCAATCCCCGACCTTCGCGAGTTCCGCAGGCGCGTAACCGCGCTCGCGGGTGAAGTCGATGACGACGCGGGCGCAAGCCGCGTGCGCGATCGCGCTGATTGCGGTCGCCTCGCTTTCGGCGTCGATGATGATGCGCATGTTCGCGCCCTGGGGGGCGATGCGCGTTCGGCACACCGGGCATGTTGTGGCGTATGCCGGCGCTTTACGGATCCGCTTCACGGTGATCATTTGGTGGCCCCCTCTGTCTGGGCTGACGCGCCCTGCGCGACGGCGACGAGCTTGTCCACTGGGTCACCGACGATGATCCGAATTTCTTCAGTCTCTTCGTCTTCCGCCGCGTAGCTCGCCGCGATATCGCTTGCGGCATCGCTCAGCTCCGCTGCTGCTGTGATGATCGCTTTCTGCAGCTCCTTGATCCTGGCGAGCAGGTAGGCCACATCCGCGGCGGCGTTTTGCTCGAAGGCCGCTGCAGCGTGCGCGCATTCCTGGGCGGCAACCCGGGGGTCCAGCCCCGCGTAGCTTCTACCTGCGGACTCCAGCGCATCGAGGCGGTCCTTGATCTCGTTGATGGTTGTCATTGGCGCATCTCTTTCTCTATGGGTCTTGCCCTGCGCGCTCGTGGCGCGGGCTTCGTGCCCGCCCGGGACTCGCATCCGGGGGTCTGCTGGTCGGGCTGCGCGGCCTTACTGCCGATCCCGCCCGTTTTCTCGGCGGCGGGTGGCCTCCCCGTGGCCGCGCTTATCGGGGAGCAGACGGCTTACTCTGCGTCGTCGACGTACGCGTACTCGCCCTCGTTGAGCTTCTCGCAGGCCTCCTGAGCCTTATCGACGATCTCCTGGTAGATGTCCCGCTTCGCGCTGATCGCCTCGCGAGCGAGGCGGCGCGCGTTCACATCGTGCAGCTTCTGTGTGAGCTCCAGATCCTCATCAGCAGCGAGGACAGCCTCCTGCGCATCCCATCGGATGAGCTGCACCTGCTCGGCATCGAGATAGACGGCAACGTGCGCTACCTTCATGATTCGTCCTCCATCGCTGCAACAACCTCATCAGAGGCCTTGACGTCGGCCATGGACTCGATCTTCTTCGCGAGGTCTTCGCGCACGTCGACTGCGTCCAGGGCTGCGTCCAGGGCGTCGATGATCTTCGTCATCTGGGTGTGCTCACTGCTGAGCACGGTCTTTGCGGCGCGTATAGCGACGTCGGTGTGGAGCCTCTCGACTTCCTCGTGGTCGATCTCGGCGGCGATGCGTTCATCCTTGAGGAAGTTGTGCAGCCACCCGAGGTCGTCGAGCTCTAGGGTGAGTGTCACCGGGTTTGTGAGGTGCTTTGCGCTCATCGGTCTGTCTCCTTCTCGGGTTTGCGAATTGACGGGTAGTAGGTGAGTCCGCGCGACGCGCGGTTCTTGGAATCGTTAGCCTCGGTCGGGTACCGCGCGGCCTTGACCCACGCGGTGAGGATTACGCCGTGGACTGCCTCGTCTACGTGCGGGCGGTGGCAAAACAGCCGCGCGCCCTGCACTGCGGCGCGCACTATCTGGCGCGTCTCCGGGTCTGCGTCAACGGACCTCATGCCCGGATCTCCAGGCTCGTCTCATCGAGCCTCAATACCTCGAGAGTCACGTGGATCTGCCGACGGTCGAGATCGACCGCAATTTTCGGCACGTCCAACGCGTAACAGCCGTTCAACTCGGCCTCGAGAATGACGTCCTGCATCGCGAGGCACATGATGTGGGGGAGGGGAGCCTCCATGTCCACGTCGTAGTAATCGAAATCAACGTGTCGCTCAAGGAGCGTCGTTCCCCTCTGTCGGGCCTTTGATGCCGAGCGCTGCATTCGGGCGGCGATCTCCTCGATGCTCGCCGCGCGAGCCGACCCACGCGCCACGACCCAAGCGAGGACACACATCGCCGCGATGAGGCCCAGGGCGATGCCTGCAATGACTCCCGCGCTCACAGCAATCCCTCCCGCCACTCCGCGTAGACGAGGACACCGCCGACGATGTCCAGCGCGATACCCGGGAAAAACAGCCACTCAGACCACCCGTCCGGATTGACGGGGCTGCGCATGCCGAAAGCGATCACGAGCGCCGCCGCGACGCACACGCCGCCGACCAGCGACTTCCACCTCCACATGCGCCTGTGAGACGTGCTATTCTTACGCATGAACCTTCTCTTTCTCTTGGTTCTTGTGCCCCGCGTCGCAACCGCAGGGGCACTTTTCTTTCTGGCCGGTGAACTTCACCAGCTCGCTTGCGGGGATCCGTAGGAGGCCCCCGACCTTGGTGGCCTTGAGGTCGCCTCGTGCGATCAGCTCACGCACACCCGAGTCCGAGGCCTCAATCAGCTGCGCAAACGTGCGCACCCGGTATGCGACCGGCGCTATCTTTTCTCGCGTCACAGATCCTCCTCGAAAACGCCCCCGACTGAGGGTTCCTCCCCGGTAAGGTGGGAGGTGCCAACCACGCCGCACGAGATCGTGCGGCACCCACACCTCACCGAGGAGGACAACATGGACATACCCGCATGGATCAGCACTGTCTGCGCCGTCCTGACGCTGATCGGAGCCGCCGTCTCATGGCTCCGTTCCAACGTCTCGAAGCAGGCCAGAGCCGCTGCAGAAAGCGCGCGAGACGAAGCACAACGCACAGTCGAAGCCGCTGAACAGACCGCCGCAGGCGTGCAACGCCTCGCCGATACCCTCGCTGAAGCTAACTCAGCGCCTCCCTGGGAGGTGAAGTGGGAGAAAGGCGACACGTACGCTCTGGTCAACACCGGGAATACGACGCTGACTGACGTTGAGGTTGACATCGACGCTGACAACGAGATTTTCACGCCGCCACCGGCAGGCCCGGTCGACGCCAAGTCGTCGGCCCTGTTCATGTACGCGCCACACCTGGGCAGCGATATGAATGTCCGCATCGTCGTCACCTGGACTCAGCCTGACGGCACTCGGTGCACGTGGAGACACCCGATTCCCGGGAAGCGTGAATTCTGATCCCGCTCTCGACGTAGCTGCAATACTTCTCTGCTACAGCACAGCTCATCTTCATCAAGCTGTGCTGTAGCTGAGCAATTGACGCATCGTCACCCAGCATGACATGAAGCGTGGGATGCCCCAGCGCCTCAACCGCCCTGGTCAAATCTTCAGCGATCGAAAGAAGAATAGACTCCGCCATATCGCCCCTGTCAGCCGGCACAATCACGCGCGAAACACCGGTTGCGTTCTGCTCGCTCATGCCGCGTCACCGCCGTCCCAGTCGACGCGACGAGATTGCAAAATGATCGATCCCGACGCGGCGTCCTGGATCTCGTACCCGGCAGGTGACGCACCCGCGAGCGCACTCGCTGCGGCCTCGTCTACGCATCTCTGCTCGGCATCGCTCAGCATCGCCGAGACCGAGTCATATCCCAGCGAGCTCGCGATCTTCTGCATATCCGCAAGCGTGAACTCAGTTTCCCCGCTCAACTTTCTCGCGAACGTCGTGCGGCTAATCCCAAGCCGTTTCGCGTACTCGCGAACCGAGTACCCGCCAGCTGCGATTCTCCTGCTCAGCTCTTTTTGCACTACATTCATGTCTGTCTCCTTGGTCAATGACCCAGCGGCGGGTCATGGTTTTATAGTATGACCCTACGGTGGGTCATGCAACCCAGAACTGGGTCATAATTTTTCGTAAACCTCTACCACGTGGACCGTTTTTGGGTCATAATTGTTGACATGAGTGTTAGAGCCTTTGAACCGCAAGCCTTCGAGCGTGCCGTGATTGATGCGCTCCTTCTAGAGATGAAGCGCCAAAATATGTCGCGGCGTACCCTAGCCGAGCGCGCCGGGATCTCAAAGTCCCGAGTCATCCGCCTCTTTGCAGACGGCGGCCCTACGTCGCCCGTCACGCTCACAGTGCTCGAATCCATCTGCCGCGCGCTGCGCGTTCCCATGTCCTCGATACTCGTGTCTGCTGAGCGTCGCTTGGGCGAAGAGGCCGCAGGGGAGGCATCTCCTCCGAGGCCGGAATGATACCCAAGCCTGGACATGATGTGTGCAACCCCGCGTCTCATGCGCACAACCTTCGTATAGTGGTGGTGCTCGCAACACATTCGATCTGGAGGCTCCACCAATGCACATTCCCCCTCCCGGACCGCAGCGCATGCGCTGCAACTCCCTCATCTTCGGCTGGACACTGGTACTAGTCGGTCTTCTCCTCTTCCCTATCGGCGGCTTCCTGCTCATGGCGGGCGGTGTCGCCCTGCTTGCATACGCGCACAAGCTCAAACGAGTCATCAGCGACACAGAGACAGCGCAGGCGTCTCCCGCTGTGGACAGCGTCGTCAACTCCATTGCCGCGCAACAACCCATGCCAGCGCGCGCACCCTCAGCGCTGGACAAGCCCTTCGGGGACACCTTTCCCATCAGCGTATGGATTGACGACGCGCCCTTTGTCGACGATGGGCGCGTCAGTCTGTACGTTATGGACAAGCACAAAGCGGCCATCCGCCGGATCGTCCGCGCGGATGACTCCTTCATTCCCCAGGGAAACGGCGGCAGCGGTGCAGTCGCCACGTGGGGCACCCTGGTGCCCGAACCCACAAACAGACATGACCCTGATGCCGTGAGAGTCGAAGTCGATGGGCAGTCCGTCGGATACCTCGCCCTGGACTGGAAGTATTACGCCCACGAAAGATTGGCAGCAGCGCGCGGGATCCCCGTCGTGGTCCCCGTCGTCGTGCGCTGGTGGGGCCCACACGGCGAATCCGTCTGGCTGCACGACTCCATAGAAGAGGCAGTGTCTTTCGCCACCTGGCTGCGCCACCAAGATGATGAGTGAAACTACCCCTTGATGCCCGGAAGCGTCGCGTCAGACGCATTTCCGCTCCTGAGCACGCCAAAAGCGCCACAAAAGCAGCATTTTCCGCGCGCTCATTACAAACAACGCTCCCGCGAGCGCCTGCTTCGGCCTCGCGGGAGCTTTGTGTCGCGCTGCGTTTGGTCCCTCATTTTTGGTGCCAAAAGTATCAATGCTGCTTCACGCTGGCCTTCATGTGCGCTTCCAACTAGAGAGGCCCCGCAGTCAAACGACTGCGGGGCCTCTCTGGGTTCAGGCGCGTTACTCTTCGCTCTTGCTTGCGCGGTCTGGTGCTACGAACACCGCTGCGAGTGCGACGAGGTTGAGTGCTCCTATGATGCCGGCGATTAGCGTATCGCCGGTATAGATCGCATATGCGACGATTGCGAGTGATGCCAGGACCGTGCCGAAGCCGAGGTATTGGCCTCGTCTCGTGAACCTGTCTGGTATCTCGAAGGGGGCGCGACGGGTGTACGACTCATCCTTGATCTGGGTGTCGACCGCTTTCACGTAGAGTGCGTAGATCTCTGGTGCGTCGTTGCGCAGCTGGGCCAGCTCTTTCGGGTCAGGCAAGACAATTGGCGCGTGCAGGTGGTTCTCCTGAATGAGCGCAAGCACTTGCTGGGTTAATTGCTGAGCTGTTCCTGCCTCTGAGGCTCCCTGACCTTCGCTCTCGTGAGAGTGCTCGCCGAGTCGCGCAGCAACAGACTTGGCGTCCTCGGCTGCGTCTCCGGGAGCTGCTGCCGCATCGCTCGATAGCTCCTGGCTCCCGTCAGGTCGAACACTGACCTCGCTCCCGTTAGGACTAGCGTCTTGCGACGACGCGCCGGTATCGGCATTGCCGTCATGCTGTTCTCCTTTCCTAGTCCTTTTTGCCATGGCGCCATGGTAGCTTTATTTGCTCTTTCTGTACATACAAGCGTAGTTTCTCGCAAATCACCCTCATGGCTCGTTCATGACGCTACTGCACGCTGGCTGCGCGGGCCTCCATGCGCGCGATCATCTCTAGCTCGTAGGCCTCGTCCGACCGTTGATACCGGGCGGCCATGTCCGGATCGGACCACCCGTACCGTGTCATCAGGGCGCGCGTCGTCGCGCCCGCCTGGCCGTACCTTGTGGCTGAGTAGTGGCGGAGTGCGTGCCAGCCGCCTGTCTGGCCGTCGGGGATCTCGATGCCGACGCGCACTTGGGCGGCCACTAGGATCCGCGTCAGCGCCGTATCACGCGCATAGCCCGAGCCGGACGGTGCGGGGAAAAGAATCGCTGATGCTCCCTCGTCGACGTGGTGACGTAGATGTGCACGCATCGTGGTAGCGGTCGCCGCCATGAGCGCGACCGTGCGGACGCCTGCGGCTGTTTTCGTCGGCCCGGCCTCCAGGTGCCTGCCGACGCGATGCAGCGACGCCTCCACCCGAACACTCATCCCACCGTCCGCACGCTCGACCAGCGACGAGCGCGTCAGCGCGAGCGCCTCATTGATCCGCAGGCCCGCGTCCGACAGCAGAATGACCAGCGCACGATACTGCGCGGGCATCTCGTCCGCGAGCGCGGCGATCTGTTCTGGCGTGTAGAGGAATTTCGAGATGACGCGCGCCTCTCTCGCGCCGCCCTTGATGTGGAGTGGGCTGGCGGTTAGGAGGGTGCGGTCATCGGTGGCGGCGGCGTTGAGGAGGGCGCGGAGTGTTTCGTATGCGTTTTTTCGAGCGCCAGGCGTCGCGGCGAGGTCGGCCCACCACTGCGCTAGGGAGGCCGGCGTCAGCGCCGTCAGCTCCGCATCCCCGAGGTAGGGGAGGATGTGGCGGCGCAGGTCTGAACGGCGTTTGCGCAGTGTGCCCGCTGCTGCGGTGCGCTCGAGGTCTGCGATCCACACGTCGGCCCACTCGGCGACTGTCAGGCCCCGGAGCGACTGCTGGCGCGCCTGCTCGGCGTCGCGGGCGGCGATGACGTCGGGGTGCTCCCATGTGCCGGCGGCGATGACCGACCACTGCGCGGCCAGCCAGATTTCCGCCTCGCGCTTCGTCGGGAATGTGTGCGGCGCGGATATGCGCGGCGCTCGGCCCGGCCCGGTGTAGGTAGGATCGTCAAAGCGGGCACGGTATCGCGGCCTCGAGGCCGTTCCGCGCTTGTCGATGGTCCCGAATGACTGCCTGCCCATAGTGTCCGCCCTTCGCGCTTGGGTACAAGATGGGTACACGCACAGCATAGCGGACGGGCCGTGCGGGATATATGGGACGTATGGAATCGAGGCCAAAACGGTAGCAGAGCGCCAAATCTAGGCTTTTCCGAGCGACTGCAAGGATCTAGGCGGGGCCTACTCTTTAATTCCCCCCATCTCCACACATCCCTCCCCGGGCTTCCGCTGGAAGCCCGGGGATTTTTATGTGTCTGATGTGCTGTGGTCTGACGCGGAGTGAGCCTAGGTGCCGGAGAGTCCTTCGCGCAGCTCTGCTAGTTCTTCGTCGAAGAGCCCCGCTATTTCTTCGTTGATCGCTGCGAGCCGATCAATCCAGGCGACCGTGACCGCGCCGTATGTGATGAGTGACGTGACTGCGCCTTGGTGGCGGGCTGTGCGTGCCTCGATCTCATGGACGCCGATGTGCACACGTCGGCCATCGCACCCTCACACGGTGCACTTCTGCAGGACCCAGACGGCAAGAAGGGCACGCCAAGGCACACGAAGCACGAACCCCAGCAACACGACATGTTCTTTAACCCGATAATCAAGCCCCAGTTTCGTTTTCCTTGTCGACGAGGCGGTGCTCGTGCTCAGCATGTGGGAGGACTTGTCCCACGACCCCCTCACTGATACAGTGAATCAGGTCATATTACTTATGAGGAGGCGAAGAGGCCATGCCTATTTTCGGCGGTAAGCAAATCGCAGAGCTACAGCGGAGACTCGCGATTGGGGAACAGCAGTACCAGGAAGCCAGGGGAGAGATTGCCCGACTCTCCGAGGAACTCGTTCGGCTTAGCGGCGAACTCACGGCTGCGCAGGCTGGTCAGGCAAACCTCCAGGCATTTGTTGATGCCCATGGCGGTAAGGCGGCATGGGAAGCAGATCAGGCCGCTGACCATGCGCGCCAGGCGCTCCAACAGGTTCGCACCCAATGCGCAGAACAAGAACAGGGAATCCGTGCTGATTTGGAGCGACTTATAAAAGAGGAGGCAGCCCTGCAGGAGAAGCTTCACCCCATGCGCGTCCAAGTCAAACTAGAAGAAGCAGGTTTCACTGAGTATGATCACCCTGCAAAAGATTCTGTCGAGCTGGCGGCCGCTTTGCGAGACCTTCGAAAAGACGTACAAATGGCAGTTCGAAGCTATAGCGCAGTTGAATCGCTTGATGATTTCGAGCCGCCCCACACGAAAAGCGGCCGGAACAAACTCGCGAAAGATTCAGCAAGGCTTGCGCTCATGGCTTTCAACTCACAGGTTGATTCAATCATCGAAGCGGCAAGCGCTCGAAACTACGAAGCAAGCCTCGCGAAGATCTTCAAGGCCGCTGAAGTTGTTGAACGACAATGCACTGTCACCGGCGTGAGGATCAAGCCAAACTACGTGGAACTCCGCGCTCGAGAACTGCAACTCGCAGTCGACCATCTCAAAGCAAAGCAGCTGGAAAAAGAGCTGGAAAAAGAACGCAAAGCAGAACTGCGAGAGCAAGCAAAAGCGGAGCGAGAACTCCAAGCCGAGAGGGAACGCCTCGAAAAGGAACGGCAACACTACCTCAACGTCCTCAAGACGGTCGAAGAGATCGGTGACGAAGCCGAAACTGCGCGCCTCAAGCAGCAGATCATCGAAATTGAAAAGGGGATCAACGACGTCGAGAAGCGCGAGGCCAACATCCGTGCAGGTTATGTCTACGTCATCTCGAACATCGGATCCTTCGGCGAACGTATGGTTAAGATCGGCATGACACGCCGCCTCGACCCCATGGATCGTGTCCGTGAACTCGGAGACGCGTCCGTGCCATTCAACTTCGATGTCCACGCCCTGTTCTTCTCCGACGATGCCGTAAGCGTCGAAACTGAGCTGCACCACCGCTTCGCAGACAAACGCGTCAACCGCATCAACGCGCGGCGCGAATTCTTCTACGCTACCCCCGCAGAGGTTCGAGAAGCCCTCAAAGACGTCGCCGGAAACCTCCTCGAATTCACCGAAGAACCAGAGGCGGAGCAGTATCGACTCAGCCTCGAAGAAGCGCGTGCATCTGCCGGATGCTGAGGTGGCACACCCTCGCTAGAACCTAGAGGACCCGCCGCTGCGTGGGTCCCACTGGCGTCCACTCCGGCTCATGGCGGCTGAGTGTCAAGGCGGTTTTTTGCGGAATAGCTGATGTATCATCGATCTATGAGGTGGGTGACAAAAACAACCTGGGTTCGTATCGTCGCGCTCTTTGGCGTCTATCTGCTGGTGTCAGCACTCTGGTTCAGCTTCGCGCGAGTCTCGGATTCGAACGAGGCCGTGAAGAGCATCGCGTTCCTGATCCTGCTGGTGGTTCTGCCGATCCTGGCGATGTGCGTCGCCACCTGGGACGGTGTGAAGGAGGGATTCAGCCTCCTGTGGTTGGTCGCACCATTCGTGTGCTTCCTGGCACCGATGTTCCTGTTCTTCAACGCGAGCGCCCTCATCTACGGGGTGGCCTACAGTCTGCTTGGCTTCGCGGCCCACGGCCTCGGCGTACTGGTCCACTCGCGCCGTTCCTAGTAAGCGCGCCCGGCTTTGGGACTGACGATGCGGATAGGAAGCGAGATCGCGGATAGGCTACGAACACGCGGATAGCCTATTAACTTATCCGTATCCGCGTAACCTATCCGCGTGTTTCCTCGCGGATCTGTCCCCGTGCGCAGAACCCCGTTTCGCCCCGGTGCTGCCTCCGCGCGCGGTAGCATTCCCGGTATTGCGATGGCTTAAGGCTCACGCAATGCACAAGCACACGGAGGTGCTGAGCATGTTCTGGGACCGGGTCGCCCCACTCTACGACTTCTTCGGCAACGCGTTTAACCGAGCCGCCTACGACGGTACGGGTGAAGCGGTCGCACGCGACGACTGCATCCTCGAATGTGCGTGCTGCACCGGCGCGATTAGCGCCGCCATCGTTCCGGTCCGCGCGAACCTCGGACTCGGTGTGCCGACCTAACGCGAATGCGCGTGAGAACAAAAAGAGAGTCTGATACCAGGATGGGTTCACAGAGGAACGAGGCAACTTGTTTGTGAGGCACACATTCGTAACATGAGCGCGCAAGGTTGCGCAGACTGAACAATTGTGAAAGCATTTGCGGTCAGTGGAAGTGAAGATTCTGGAGAGTTTGAGTGTTTTTGCTTTCCTTGATCGGAATGCTGTGTTAAGCGAGAAAGGAGTTCGTCATGGTTCGTAGGCCTGTCTTTGTGCCTGACTCTGATAAGCCGTATGTTTCGGAAGTATCTCTGGATTTTGAGTACTTTCCCGGATCTTCTATTCAGCAGAAGCAGCGTTCGATTGCGAGTTTGCATGCGTCGTATGTGGCTAGGTTTCCTTCGTCGCGCGTTCTGGAGGTATCGTCCAAGAGTGAAAGAGACCTTGGCGTTCAGTTAAGCGCGTTCAATTTGATGATTGAGCATCCAGGACGTGGAAGTTACAGTGTTGAATGTGCTTTCCAGGCTTCAAAAGTGTTTTCGCATGGTGGCCCGTTTGTTGATCTTTTCGGCGCCTCGAGTCGTGCGGCAAAAACAGATCGGCGATTGAGGGCAAGCGGAAAGCTCGTTGGTTTCAAGTATTTTGCACATGAATTCCCGTTAGAGCCGAAGACTTATTTTTACGACTGGTTGTACGCGTCTGCGCTCTGTCGTCATGACAAGCTCGTTGAGCAGGTTATGATGTTCGATGCATTCACCGATATTGAGCATAATCCGGAGCGGGCGATCAACTGTCAGGCAAGGACTGCGGCCAAAGTGGTGGGTCTTGCCCGGGCGGGGCTTCTGGCAGATGCCTTGCAGTCACCTCGAGCGTTTCTGGAACTCGGGTATCATTAGGTTTTCGTTAATCTGTCACTTTGTTCGATAGTGGAGGAACAAGATGATCTGGGATCGGGTCGCCCCTCTCTATGACGTCGTCGTCAACACGGCGAATCGGGCAGTGTACGCAGCGACGGGGGCAGCCGTTGCCCGGTTGATCCGCCCCGGCGACACCGTGCTCGAATGTGCGTGCGGCACGGGCGCGATCACCGCGGCCATCGCCCCCACATGTGCCTCCGTGATCGCGACCGACTACTCCGAGGGGATGCTCAAGCAGGCACGCAAGAAGCTCGCACGGTTCCCGCACGTCGTCGTCGAGCAGGCGGATATTACCGACTTGCACTACGCGGACGACTCGTTCGATGTCGTCGTGGCGGGCAATGTCATCCATTTGCTGCCTGAACCGGGCGATGCGCTCAAGGAGATCAAGCGGGTCGTGCGCCCGGGCGGCACGATCATCGTGCCCACCTATGTGATTCCCAAGAAACGCGCGCACACCATGTTCCTGAGGCTAATCTCCCGATTCGGCGTGCACTTCCAGGAGCGCTTTGACCCGGCATCCTACCGGGCGTTTTTTGAGCGCATGGGCTGCACGGGCGTCACCTACCGCGTCGTGCGAGGTCGAATTCCCTGCGTGATCGCCTCCTTCACGAACGATCAGTAGGTGCCGAGCCCAGGGCGAAGTCCCGTAGCATCTGCCCGTAGGCGCGCGAGTCGCGGCTCATGCGCTCACAGTGGCCCCGCCCCGGCCACACGACCAGCTCTACGCCGGGGTAGAGGCGCGGAACCGTGCGCCGCGCCAGTCGTAGGTCCGAGTCTTTCTCCCCATACGCGAACGTGCAGCGGCGCTGAACATCGGGGGAGAGGTGTGGCAGGGAGACCCGCGAGCAGTCACGCACGATTGCCCGAATGCTCTCCTCGCTCATTACGGCAAGGCTCTCAGCCATGGGGCGGGCGACCTCTTCGCCGAAGAGCCGCGCGAGCTTGCGAACACCGGCCTCGGGATCGCGCACGGCCTTGCGGTGCTTCGCGACCATGATGCGGCTCAGGATCGCGCCGCCCGCCCTCGAGATCGGCCCTCCTGAGTAGAAGCTCGCGCCTTCGATGAAGAGGCGGTCGAACGACAGGTCGGGGAAACGCAGTAGCTCGAAGAACACGACCCCGCCGAGCGATGCCCCGAATCCCAGAGCCAGACGGCGGATCCCGTGGTCCACCAGCCAGGAGTGGATCGCCGCCGCCTCGGCCGCCGCCGACACGTAGGGGGCCGAGGCCTCGTCCCCGTGAGTGGATAGGTCCGGCACGAGGAAACGCAGCCCCGCGCCCATGTGGTCAGCGACCGCGGCCTTCATGCGCGAGGCCGACGACAGCATCGGGTGAACGAGCAGGACGGTGGGGGAGTCGTCCCTATAGTCCCCGTAGATGTGCATTTTCATACTTACGACATTATAGTCGTTAGACGTGCTAATTCGATGTTCAATCCTGGCGTCTAGGAATGGGGTGCGGATTTTAGTGTGGCGGTTGAGGAATTTTCGATCTCTGGACAGTGTTCCTGGTAGATGTAAAATTGCTCCATGGGAAACTTCCATCTTGATTTCGACGAGAGTCTGAGCGGGCTACTTGATGATGGTGTCGAAGGTACACCGTTTGTTGGTGCGACGATAAGGATTGACCGTCACAAAGGTCTTGTTGTAGAGATTCCATATCTTCTCGGAACGGATAATCGACAGTTTGAACATGTGCGGCGGTGGTTCACTTCGCGGGAGGCGCCGACGAATATGGAGCTTCTGACTCCTGAGGGCTGTGTCAGTCTGTTTGGTATCACGTGGCTGGGGCATCGTGAGTTGTACGGACGCGCAAATGCGTCAATAGGAAGGTTGCAGCCATCGGTTGCAGTTTTTGATTCGCGCGAGGGTAGCTTCGAGAATCCTCTCCTTATGGATGAATTGTATAGTTGGGTTGATGGCTTGAATGATTGGTCTGAGCTAACTGCTGTGAGTGTGAAGCCGTCGGTGGATGAGAGAAATATTCCTTATCAACTTGAGTTCATGTTAAGGTCAGAGCCTGGGGTCGAATGGGTTCAAGGTGATGCGAGAATACGTATTCAGCCAACTTGGTCTAGTAGTTTAGAATCAGATGGGTATCAGCGAAAACGCGTAATTTCTGATAACGTGTCAATTGTCAGTAGTTTCGATTCTGGTTCAAAGTTCTTTGAAGACCATTATCGCGAGCAGCAGAAGGTTCGTCATTTTATGACGTTCATGTATGGGCGACAGTTGTACTTTCGTCGGCATGCTCTCAGTGATGATCAATTTTCGTACACCATTGGAGATGGGAAAGATCCAATTAGGCCGCGTGTTGAACTAGTCAGCTCGCGCACATGCGCTGAGTTTATTCGGGATGTCCCGTCTCGTAGTAGGTCAATAGATTTGCTCGCTAGCTTGCAGACTGTTGAAGCAAGCGGGATGAAAAATTGGGGTGAGGCGTATTGTGAGTGGGAACGTTTTATTCTGCCTAGTGTGAATGTGCTTGGCCGCGAAGGTGTTTTCATGGAGGATGTAATCCTGTCGACCTCGATGAGTATGGAGGCGGCTGGCGAGTTGATCGGTGAATGTGATGGTGAGGCCAGCCTGAAGGGTGGGGGAAGAAATTTACCGGTCTCATTGTGTATTTATCGGTGCCTGCATGTTCTTGAGCTTGAGCTGCCGAGTGAATTTGGGGGTATTACTGCCTTGTCGAAAGCTATCGCAAGCACCTATAATTCTATTAAGCATTCGAGTCGTGGTGATTTTCCTGATGTGCGAGAGGTTCGTGTGGTCTATGATGTCAATAAGCTGGTTGTTAGGCTTCTTGCGCTATACATCGCGAAAGTGGATTTGAATCCCAGAATTCGGAGCATCGTCTCAAATATTTTCGACAAAATTGTTGCGAATATGTCGTATTGGTCTTTGAGTGTCGATGGGGATGGTAAGTGGTGTTACGGAGACTGAGTGGTGTGGTCTAGGGCATTGGATTTATGGTACCGCTCGTGTTGGTGGGAGGGGTGGGCGCGAGGCCGACGAGAGCATCGGGTGAATAAGAAGGATGGCGGGGGAGTCGTCTTCAGCAGCCCCGTAAATGTGCATTCTTATGCAACGTCCTTGTGGCGGGAACGGACTTACTCGTAGTTTCGAGGGTCTAATGAACCCATGAAATGATCTCGGTTCATGGAGGTTGTCCATAGTCGCGCTTCGGTTTTTATATTGCCAAACGTTCGCCTATCGGAGGGATCGTACCATTTTGACGCTTCGATCTTTGCGGCTTGTAGTTTGTGCGCTTCATCAAGGGCAGGGGCGAGGTCGGTATCCCGCGAGGCGAGGGCAACGATGTCGTAGCTGCCTGATTGGGCGAGCCTAACGAGTGCGAGGGCGCACATAACGTCAATACCCTTTTCTCTGCGAGATGAGCGGATCGGAATCTTCTTTCCCTCCATCCATTCCCAGTTGTACTTAAGTGGGCGCAGAGTTACCGAGACAGCGTTCTGATGTCCGTACTCCCATTGTGATTGTTGCTCAAGGTTGCGGCGGTAACCGTCAGGGTCGTCGTCTGGGATTGGGATGCCACGGAAGACTTCGACTCGTGACACTTCTACCTCGTGTTGGCCATCCTTGTTACGTGCCTTCGCAAGTTGCTTCGCGAACCGAAACGGGTCGATCAGGCTCTCCTCGATAGGACGGCCGGGCAAAAAGAGTTGAGCGGCTGTGAGGTGAACGTTCTGATAGTCGATGACGACGGCCATACGCACGGTCATTGTGACGCCTCCGGATAGAGTAAACCCCGCCAATCCCGGAGGATGGCGGGGAGCTATGACAGGAAGCATAGCAGCTGTGCATGCCGTTATGCAAGACAATGTGCAGTGGATCTGTTGGAGAGTAGCGCGTGTGCGCCCACAAGGAGGCCTTCCAGTGGATGGCCGTCATCCTCCTGCCCGACTTCGTCGCGCGCGAGGACTTTAACTGGGCGGTCCGCGAGGCGACAAAGAAAAAGAAGATCGACTGCTCGACGGCCGAATACCTCATGATCGACGAGGGCCTGTGTGTCCAGTGCCTGCACGTCGGCAGCTATGACGACGAACCCGCCACGGTCGAGGCCATGGATGCCTACGCGCGCGAGCAGGGCTACGTGCTCGACGTGACGGACGAGCGCCGCCATCACGAGATCTACCTGTCGGATGCGCGCAAGGTTGCCCCGGAGAAATTCAAGACGGTTATCCGCCACCCTATCAAGCCGCTTGCGGATAGCTGAGGGACGGGGAACCGACGACGCGGTGCGATCCTGCGCGGGTGGACATGGTGGCGCTCGCCTGGCGACGCGGGTAATGTTGGTCCGATCACAACCTAACCAAAGGAGAACATGATGCTTGTGGTGACAACTCCGACCGTCGAGGGTGCGCCGATTGAGCGTTACATCGGCATGGTGTCCGGCGAGACGATTGCCGGCGTCAACGTGTTCAAGGATTTCGGTGCCAGCCTGTCCAACATGTTCGGCGGCCGCGCCTCCCAGTATGAGGAAGAAATCGGCAACGCGTCGGCGACCGCCGTCAACGAGATGTGTGCACGCGCGCAGTCGATGGGAGCGAACGCGGTTGTCGGCGTGAAGGTCGACTACTTCACCGCAGGGTCTGACAACGGCATGCTTGCCGCGATCGCGACGGGAACGGCCGTCGTTCTCTGAGAGGAAGCCGCCGAGGCGGTGGCAGCCTGACACGTGAACCCGCCGGGTTGGTCATGGGCGACGATGCTCGAGGCCTCCCGGCGGGTCGTCGTCTCTGCGTTCCTGCGCTGTGGCTCGGCGGGGAAGGAGAACGAGCGGGCGATCAGGTGAAAGAGCATAGAAGCATCGCAACTAAGGTGATGCTAAACTAATATAGTGTACTCTATGGATTGGGTGGGGTAAAGCTCTTCACACATAGTGAGAAGAAAGTTGGACAGGTATAGGTCGAAGCTGCTCACGGCCCTACCCTTGACGCTGGGTGTGCTGTCACGATGCGTGCGCCTATGCCTAGTTGTCAACCAAGTGAGCCACTGATGTCCCATCGATCAATCACGGTACTGGCGCTGGTCGTCACCGGCGCTCTCGCCGCGACCACCGTCAGCATGCCGGCGGCCTTTGCGGCCGATGACGAAAACCACGTGCAATCCACCGTCACCCCGAATAGTGACACTCCCGCGCCCGAGGCCACCCAGGCCTCGTCGAATGACGCGCAATCGGGTGCCCCCGCGCCCTCCGACACCACGGACGAGGCCGGGGATGAGAGTGCGAGCATCACCCCGGAACCCGCGGACGACACCCCGACGACGATCATCGTCCAACTGGAGGACGGCAACGTCGGTATTCCCTGGTATAACCGCATCTTCGGACTGTCGACCTCAACGAAGCATGAGACGGTCAAGGACCGCATCGAGACAGCCGTTGAGTCATCCGTGCCCGGTTCGGAGGTCACGGACGTGCTCGACTACACGAAGGCTTTCGACGGTTTCGCGATCCAGGCCCCGGCCTCGTCGCTGGAGACCATCAAGGCCACGCAGGGCGTCAAGGCGGCCTTCATCGAGCGCCACCTCAAGCCGCTGGTCGTCGGGGGCGACACGGGAGCGAACGGCGTTGATGCCGTGAACCCCGACCTGAAGAACGGCTCCTCCCTGGAGATGACCCGTGCGAACCAGACCTCGCAGAAGGGCGACAAGCAGGTTATTGAGGTCATCGACACGGGCATCGAATCCACGCACCCGGCATTCTCTGGCCCCATGGATGACGTGCCCGTGCGCCTGTCGCACAAGGACGTCGAGTCCCTGGTCGGCACACTGAGCCACGGCAAGCAGGGTGCCTACCTGAACAAGAAGATTCCCTTCGCCTTCGATTACGCCGACAACGACGCGAACGTGCTGCCCACCTCCACCAAGGATCTCTCCCACGGCACGCATGTTGCCGCGATCGCCGCTGCCAACGCGCCCGACCTGCAGGGCACCGCGCCCAACGCCCAGATCATCGTCGCGAAGGTCGCCGCCGACAAGGACGGCTCGATCCCTGACAGCACCGTGCTGGCCGCCCTCGACGACGCGGTCATCATCAAGCCCGACTCGATCAACCTGTCCCTCGGCGACGACGCGGGCTGGGGCAGTGAGGCCGGGACCGTGTACGCGGAGGTCTACAAGAACCTCGCCGAGGCCGGGGTGAGTGTCAACGCGGCCGCCGGTAACTCGTACTCGAGCGCCTACTCCAACTACTCCGGCAAGGGGCTGCCGTACGCGACCGACCCCGACGCGGGCACGGTCTCGGAACCCGCGTCCTACGGGTCGACCCTGTCGATCGCCTCGGTCAATAACCAGGACGCTCTGCCCTACCTCACCTACGGAGACAAGCAGATCGTCTACCGCAAGTCACGCGGCCTCAAGGACGCCTTCGTGCCCAGCCTGCTCGACATCGACGAAGACACCTACACGGTCATCTACGGCGGCATCGGGGACGCGGCAGCCCTAGAGAAGATGGTGGCCGAACACCCCGGCGACCTCTCGACGACCATCGTCCTGGAGGACCGCGGCGGTTCGGACAGCGCGACTGGCGCGGACATGACGCACGAGGCCAAGGTCAGCGGCCTCACGAAGCTGAGCTCGAAGCCGGCCGCCCTCATCCTCGGCGACTCCCAGGACGCCGACACACCCTACGTGGCGACCATCGAATCCACGCACACGATGCCGACCGTGACCATCACGAAGAAGGAGAAGGACACGCTGATCGAGGCCATCAATGCCGCCGATTCCCACTCCATCTCCATCACGAACCCCCACGCGGGCCTCACACTTGCCTCCACGAACCCCACGATCTCCGACTTCACGTCGTGGGGCGTCACCCCGGACCTGACTCTTAAGCCCGAGGTCGCCGCCCCCGGCGGTAACATCATGTCCGCGGTCCTGGGGGGCGAGTACCGTTCGATGTCCGGCACGTCGATGGCCACCCCGCAGGTGGCAGGCATCACGACGCTCGTGCGCCAGCGCATGAATGAGGACCCGGCCTTCAAGAAGCTCTCTGCCTCCGAGAAGACTGCCCTCGTCTCCAATTTCCTCATGGGAACCGCCCACCCTCTGGTCGACCTCGAGCAGGGAGACGGCACCTACTACTCCCCGCGTCGCGTCGGCGCGGGTCAGGTGGACGCGCTGGCGGCCACGACCTCGTCCGTGTACCCGAGCGTGGTGAGGGCCGCGAATCCGTCGCGTCCCAAGGCCGACTTGGGCGACGGGACCGAGGGTTGGACCTTCCAGGTGCAGCTGACTAACGTCTCCGATGACGCTCACACCTACACGCTCGGCGGCCAGGCCCTGTCCGAGGTCGTGGAGGGCGAGCTCTTCACGCAGCACTCGAAGAACTGGGCGGGAGCGGGTATCGATCTGACTTTCTCGGCAGACTCGGTGACCGTCCCGGCTCAGTCCAGCGCGAGCGTGACCGTCACGGTGACCCCTCAGGCGGCCTTCGCCTCGTACGCGAACGCCAACGCCCCCAAGGGCACGTTCATCGACGGTGCCGTCACTTTCACGAGCGCCGACGGGCAGCCGGGCCTCACGGTGCCCTACATGGGCTTCTACGGTTCCTGGGGTGCCCCAAATATCTTCGACGGCAAGTGGTACGACGGCACGACGAGCACCGCGCATGCCTGCTCCTCGACCCTCATGAACCCGGCGACGGACGTTCCCCTGGGCGCGCTTAACCCGCTGGACGGCCAAGACTCCACCGCCGTGCGCGCCGTCGACCCCGCGTACTTCATCATGTCGCGTTCGGCCGCGCAGGAAGCGCCGAGCAAGATGCTCCCGCGCACGTGCCTGCTGCGCAACACGCCGCAGCTGACCTACACGTACACGAACGAGGCAGGGGAAACCGTGCGCTCCTACACCTTTGAGCGCGCGAAGAAATCCCTGTTCAACTACTCCTCGGGCGCGATCCTGCCCGTTGAAAGCCAGGAGGGAAACAAGCCGGTTTTCGACGGCTTCGACAAAGACGGCAACGAGCTGCCCGACGGCCGCTACACGCTGACCATCGAGGGGTCCTCCGTCGCGCCCTCTTCCACGACGCAGCAGGTGACGTGGGAGTTCACGCTGGACACCCAGGCCCCCACGATCTCGAACGTTGCGGTGACCGGCGAGGGGGATGGCCGCGTTGTGTCCTTCGACGTCTCCGATAACTCACCGCTGGCCGGTATCGCATTCTCCGAGTCGCCCACGTCTCGTCACTACTACGACGAGAAGGAAGACGTGGGCGCGAACCGTCAGCCCGACGGTACATACTCCAAGCACTACGAGATCGCCTGGAAGGATCTGGTCGACCGCGCTGATTCCTCTGATCCGGCGACCTCCTACCTGTACGCGTGGGACTGGGGTAAGAACCAGACCCGCCAGCAGCTGCGCTTCCAGACCATCCCGATGACGTCCCTGACCCTCTCGCCTGCCGAGACCACGGTTGTCGCGGGTGAGAAGGTGACGCTGAGCGCCGTCTACGAGCCGGCGAACGCGAACGTCACCGACCTGGTGTGGTCCTCCTCGGACGAGGCCGTGGCCACCGTCAGTGACACCGGCGAGGTCAGCGCGGCGGGTGCGGGTGACGCGACGATCACCGTGACTGACGCTGCTCAGCCGACCCTGTCGGCCTCGGCCACCATCCACGTGCGCACAATCTCCGAGGAAACGGGTATCGAGATCTTGCAGACCTCCCTGTCCGTGAAGGCGGGCGAGGAGGCCTCGGTGAAGGCGTACCTGGCTCCCTCCCTGGCGGCTGCCGCGGTGACCGACCGGGGAGGTGCTGGGCGCGGACGGTAAGCTCGGGCAGATCGCCGTCGCTGTCATTTTGTCGGTTACGTTCGCTGCTACGCCCCATCTGTGGCGATCGGCGCGCGGGCCGTCCGCTGTCCTCCTGCGCCTGCATGGCGGGGGTGAGCATCATCCAAACGCCCGCGAGGAGCGCTAAAAAGCCAATCCGATTCATGTCTTCGTTTATCTGTTTATCTGTTTATGCGTTTATCTGTTTGAGCGACGTTGAAGCCTACTTCTAACTACCCTCTTACTACCTTCTTACTACTTCTAACTACCCTCTTACTGCACAATGACGTCGAAGACAATCGGCTCTTGCTCTACGCCCTCGGGCGTGACGGAGACGGACTTGATGTAGAACTGCTTGCCGCGTTGCAGGTTGCGGATGTAGTTCTTCTGCCGCTCGGTGAAGGAGCCGCCCTGCGACACCTCCATGAGCGAGTTGCCCATCGAGTCGGAGTAGGTGAGTGTGAACTGCTTCACGCGGCACTCGATGTCGAGGATGCCGTCGTCGATGGCCGATTGCAGGCCGACTGCGTCGAGCAGGGCGCGCTTGGAGATGCGTCCGCCGGTGAACTTACGCGTGGTGCCGTTGGCATCCTTGTATAAGATGTAGGGCTGGGCCTTGGGCAGCTGGCGCACCTTGAAGGTGAAGTCGCCGATCTT